AGAACGCAGCACACCTCGGCCTGCCGGTACCAGAGAAATTAAAGGAGGTCTTGGAGCAGCTCCATGACCGTCACGATGAGGAGGAAAAATAACATGACGAGAAAAGGAATCGACGTCAGTCATTGGCAGGGAACCATTGACTGGAATAAGGTCAAAAAGGCCGGTATCGAGTTTGCCATCATCAAAGCTGGCGGCTCCGATGCCGGTTTTTATACGGACAGCAAATGGGAAGCAAATTACAAAGGCGCTAAGGCTGCCGGTATCCCCATCGGCGCTTATTACTTTGTCGGAAAGGACTGCGTGACTGCTGCCACCGGAAAAGCAGATGCCGAGCGCTTCCTGCAAATCCTGAAGGGCAAGCAACTGGAATACCCGGTCTACATGGATAACGAAGCGCAGCCTGCCTCTGCCAAGGCCGGAATCACTGAGGCCACCATTGCTTTCTGTGAAACTATGGAAGATGCCGGATACTTCGTCGGGATCTATGGCTCCGCTGTTTCCGGCTTCAAAGAACGCATGGATGACACGAAACTCACGCCCTACGCTCACTGGGTAGCGCAGTATGCCAGCAAATGTTCTTATAAGGGCGACTACGGCATCTGGCAGTATTCTTCCAAGGGCTCTGTTGACGGCATCAGTGGTAATGTGGATATGGACTACGCCTATGTGGATTATCCTGCCATTATCCAGAACGGCGGCTTCAACGGCTTTACAAAGTCTGCGTCCGATGACAGCAAGCCTGCCACTCCTGCTCCGGTCACTCCGGCAAAGACCGTAGATGAGCTGGCGCAAGAGGTGCTGGACGGCAAATGGGGAAACGGAACCGACCGCAAAGAACGCCTCACCGCTGCCGGGTATGATTATTCTGCCGTGCAGGCAAAGGTCAATGCTCTGGTGAAAAAGCAGGAATCTACTCCTGTCTACTACACCGTAAAAAGCGGTGATACCCTCTCCGGAATTGCTAAGAAATACAGCACCACGGTTTCGGCGATCCAGAAGCTCAACCCGACGCTCATCAAAAACGTCAACCTTATTCTGACCGGCTGGAAGATCAGAGTGAAATAACTGAATATCCAATCTACTATGCCTGCGAGTGTTCTTCGGAATACCCGCAGGCTTTTTTTTATTTTCCTCCGCTCAAAAAGGCAGTTCATCTCCAGTGGAAACTGGAGGTGGATATGTTATGACAGACGAAATCACAAATGTTCAATCTGGATATTTCACGCAAGAGCGGATTCAGGGCGATCTGGACTACCGCAGAGCGCAGACAATCGCAAAGAAGATGCTCGATGACGGCCTCATTTCTGTGGCTGAATTCAACAAATTAACCGCCATCAATCGGGAAACTTTCTCCCCCTTGTTCGCGGAAATAATGCCGAAAATCCCTTGATATGTAGTCGCTTTAGAGTGATGTATAGACGTACGGAAAGGAGGGACTTCCCTTGAAAAAAGTCACGAAAATCGCGGAAACAGCGAGCTCGAAAGTTAAACTCAAGAAGATCAGGGTAGCCGCCTACTGCCGCGTCTCTACGGATTCTGATGCCCAGCTTGAGAGCCTTGATGCACAGAAAACCCACTACGGAAATTACATCACATCCCGTGATGACTGGGAGTTCGCTGGACTCTATTACGACGAAGGCATCACTGGCACCAAGAAGGACAAGCGCCCGGAGCTCCTACGACTCATTGACGACTGCAAGGCCGGTAAAGTGGATTTTGTTATCACAAAATCCATCAGCCGCTTCAGCCGGAACACAACGGACTGCTTAGAACTGGTAAGAAAACTGCTCGCCCTGCACATTCCGATTTATTTCGAGAAGGAAAATATCAACACCGGCTCAATGGAGAGCGAGCTGTTTCTGGCAATTCTCTCCAGCATGGCCGAAGGCGAGTCTGTTTCCATATCAGAAAACAGCAAGTGGTCAATCCAGAAACGCTTTGAGAGCGGCACCTATAAAGTCAGCTACCCACCCTACGGCTACGATTGGGATGGCGAGCAGATGGTAATTAATCCGGAGCAGGCGGCTGTGGTAAAAGAAATCTTCGCAGCGCTGCTCTCCGGCAAAGGCACCCACGCCATCGCGGATGACCTGAACCGGCGCGGCATTCCTACCAAGCGAAACGGACGCTGGACAGCCACAACCATTCGTGGGATGCTCTCCAATGAGAAGTATGTCGGCGACTGCCTTTTCCAGAAAACGTACTCGGATTCACGCTTTGTCCGGCACAACAATCACGGCGAGCAGACACAGTACATGGTCAAGGATCATCACGAGGCAATCATCAGCCGGGAGGACTTTGAAGCTGCTCACGCTTTTATTCACCAGCGGGCAACGGAAAAAGGTGTCGTCAAAGGGAGCGACAAATACCAGAATCGCTACACCTTCTCCGGGAAGATCATCTGCGGCGAGTGCGGCGATACCTTTAAGCGCCGGATACACAGCTGCACCGGATACAAATACACCGCATGGTGCTGCAGTACCCACATCAAGGATAAAGATAAATGCCACATGCTTTTTGTAAAAGACGATGATCTGAAGCAGGCTTTCGTCACCATGATGAACAAGCTGGTCTACGCGCACAGGATCATCCTAAAACCATATGTGGACGCATTGAAAAACACTTCGTCTGATGACTCGCTTCGGCGCATTCAGGAAATACAGACCCTGTTGGCGCAAAACACAGAAAAGCGCGAGACGCTGACAAAGCTCATGACACAGGGCATCATCGACCCGATCCTTTTTAACAAGGAAACGAACGAGCTGCTTTCGCAGGCGGACAGTTGCCGGGATGAGATTAACGCCTTGAAAAACGCCGTTTCCGGAGATGTAACAAAGGTTACTGCAGCCACAACGCTTCTGCACTTTACAGAAAAAGGTGGAATACTTCAGGAATTCGATGATGCCCTGTTTAAAGAATATGTGAACCGCATCATTGTGCGCTCCAGAAATGAAGTGTGCTTTGAATTGAAATGCGGTCTGACGCTTCGGGAAAGGATGTGAAAACATGGGACATACACCCTACGGCTACAGCATTGAAAACGGCCGCGCCACGATTAAAGAGGATGAAGCCAATAAAATACGGAAGCTCTATAAGAATTACATCTCCGGGATGGCTCTGGCCAAGGCTGCTGCCGCTGCTGGCATTGAAACCTACCACGGCACAGCAAAGCGTCTGATGGAAAACAGACACTACCTCGGAGACGATTTTTACCCGGCCATCATCGATCAGGAAACCTACGATAAAGCTGCTGCCATCCGTCTGGAACGCGCCGGGAAACTTGGCAGGCTGAACAGGAAAAAGAACTCAAAGCCTGCAGCGTCTCCTACCGGCTTTCGCATGGCAGCGGCAGAGCAACACTATGAAGATCCGAGGCTACAGGCAGAATACCTGTACAGCCTCATTGAGAGCGAGGCGATCTAATGGGAAATGTTATGGTCATCCCGGCCAAAAGGCAGGTCGGGAACACAGTAAAGCAATCTGAACAGAAAAAGCTCCGTGTTGCAGCCTACTGCCGCGTCAGTACGGATTCTGAAGAACAGGAAACAAGCTACGAGGCGCAGGTCACGCACTACACGGAGTACATCCAGAAAAATCCTGACTGGGAGCTGGCAGGCATATTTGCGGACGATGGCATCTCCGGTACCAACACCAAAAAGCGTGACGAGTTCAACCGCATGATCGAGGAGTGCATGGCCGGAAACATCGACATGATCATCACCAAATCCATCAGCCGATTTGCCCGAAACACCCTCGACTGCCTCCAATATATCCGGCAGCTCAAGGACAAGAACATTCCAGTCTATTTTGAGAAGGAGTCCATAAACACGCTGGATGCCAAAGGCGAGGTGCTCCTTACGATCATGGCGAGCCTTGCCCAGCAGGAAAGCCAATCCATGAGCGAGAACATCAAGCTCGGCCTTCAATACCGCTACCAGCAGGGCAAGGTTCAGGTTAACCACAACCGCTTCCTCGGATACACCAAGGATGAAAACGGCAACCTCGTCATCGATCCGGAACAGGCAGAAATCGTAAAACGCATCTACCGGGAATACCTCGAAGGCTCCAGCATGGACAAGATTGCCGCCGGTCTTATGGCTGACGGCATTTTAACCGGAGCAGGAAAAGAAAAATGGCACACCAGCACCATCAACAAAATTCTCCGGAACGAGAAGTATATGGGTGACGCGCTGCTTCAAAAGACCTATACCACAGACTTCTTAACAAAAAAGCGGATCAAGAACAACGGCACCGTCCCTCAATACTACGTCGAAGGCGATCACGAAGCGATCATTCCAAAAGACCTCTTCATGCAGGTGCAGGCGGAGCTTGTCCGTCGCCGGGTAGTCCACGTCAGCCCGACAGGCAAGAAGCGCAGTTTCTCCTGCAATCACTGTTTTGCACAGATGGTTTTCTGCGGTGACTGCGGTGAGCTTTACCGGCGCGTTCACTGGAACAACCACGGCTGCAAATCCATCGTCTGGCGCTGCATCAGCCGTCTGGAACCGACCTCGGCTGAAAAGAACTGCACCAATCGGACGGTGAACGAGCTCCTGCTGCAGGAAATTACGGTCAAGGCCTTCAATCAGCTTCTCACCGAACGCGACGTGTTTCTTAAAACCTTACAGCAGAACATCGCCAAGGCTGTGGTCAACGCTGACACCCTCTCACCGGACGGCATTCAGAGCAGGCTCTTGGAACTGCAAAAGGAGCTCATCAAGAAGGCAAACAATAAACAGGACTACGATGCCATCGCTGATGAGATTTTCCGGCTCCGTGACCAGAAAGAACAATCAGAGCTTGACAGCCACCACCGGGAAGAAGCCATGAACCGGATCAAGGAGCTGCAGGACTTCATCTCCGAGCAGGAAACCGACATAACAGAGTTTGATGAGGCTCTGGTCAAAAAACTCATCGAGAAGATTACCGTCTTCAACGACCACTTCACCGTGAAATTCAAATCCGGGCTTGCAATCGATATCGAAGAATAATACCATAGACGCAAAAACACCTCCGAGCCATGATTGGTTCAGAGGTGCTTTTGTCATTATGCCGCTCCCCGCCGCCTTTGATGGCAGTGTGGGAGCCTTGCTTTATGCTTTTCATTTTCCTGTATGATTTCCCGGCGATGAATACGATTACGGCAGTCCACACAATCCCATTTATTTTTTAATATTCAACTCTATTACGTCCGTTACTTTTAGCCAAATACAGCTTTTCATCAGCATGTTTTATCAACTCGTCAATGCTCTCACTTTCTGGTGATTTTAAGTAATGAATACCGAAGCTTGCAGTTATGTTAAATTGCTTGCCATTATATTCGATTACAGATCTTTCAATTGACTTTCGCATACATTCGGCTATTGACTTTGCAGTCTCAAGATCGGCTCCAGGCATGCAAATCAGAAACTCTTCTCCACCATATCTTGCGACCCAGTCAATTTCTCTTTTAAGACATCCGGATATTGTTATGGCAACATTTTTTAGAGTCTGATCACCGGCAGGATGTCCGTAATTATCGTTAACAGCTTTAAAATAATCAATGTCAGCCATAATTATAGATATTTCTTTTGATAAAAGCTTAGCGTTCAAAAGATCAACAGGTAGCTTTTCCATAATATATCGTCGGTTATACAGCCCCGTAAGTTGATCTTTAAAAGCAAGTTTGTTCATACTATCAATAAGCGCATGAATTCCTGTCAATTCATTACCCTTATCGTCAAGCGATTCAAAAAATAAACTGTTTGTAATATCTTTGAGAATCTCGACTACAACCTTTCTGTTATCTAAAATATAGGGGACTGCAGTCACTATGTATGTTTTGTCTTTTCTATACTCAATTTTTACATATGTCGTGTTGTCGTTATAAGCCCTCATGGAGATGCAATTATCGCACACTTTGTTTTTACCCCAAAAATCAAAACAGTGGATGTTTTTATTTAGAACCTCCTTGTTTCCGTACTCAATAACTCTTTTTTGTAAAGGATCTACAATTCGCGTAAAATCACTGAGTTTACTAAATAACTCACCATTGGTTAAATAATCATTAATATTATTTTCCATACATACCTTCCTTTGTAAAAATTATAATTTCCTATCCATGAACATAAACAATAGAAACGTAACAAAAATCATGGATAAATAACAGATACATTCAACCCGACCACACAAGCCCGGGTTTTTCAAAAAACATCTAAATCGACCACACGCGAACCTCTGACATCTAAACTGACTACTCGCCAAGCACTGACATCTAAATCGCTCTGTCACAAGGTTTTAAGCTCGTTTTGACATGTTCCCTCGAAGTAAGAATCAGGCAATTTCCGAGCGGTGGTTTTTATGGCAAAAACCTTGAAATGCCCTTATTTCAAGCCCTTTTTTACGGCTGATTTTCAACCCTTGACATCAATACTACCGTCTCAACATGGAACGAGAGCATCAGGTTGATGTCTGGTATGTATTCTTCGTTTTGTCCGTTCTCGGGAACAGGTCAATAGTGGTTTTTATGGGTACTCTCTGTTCAAGGGAACAGGTCAATGGTTTTTATCCGTTCGGGGGAACAAGTCGATACATGGGGTTTAATTCCTGTCATCTCCGGTGGCAAAGGTACTATCTATTAATAAAATGCACCGCTCAAATCAAATCGTTATAAGATGCACCCCTTTTGCACACCCTATTTTCAGCCGCCCTGATGTTTGTTATCCGTTATTCGCAGAATACCTCAATGGTACGCAGTTGAAAATCAATATTTTATAAACTTAGCTCCTGGAACGCCACAAATGCTGCATTTTTCCGGGACTAATTTTTCTATATTTCCGCAGACAGGGCAGA